ACTTCTTTAACCCAAACATCTACATTTCTTATTAAACCTCCTAATTTATCTTGATTATACATTTCAACAAATTGAGAGGGTAAATAATTTAGGGTTTCTTTTTCAACAAATTTATCTATAAACATTTTATCCCGATCATCAATCATAGGATTTGATAAATCCATTACTTTATATTTATTTTCTAATAATTCTACATCATGTAAAACACGAGCATATATAACATGTTCTTTTAATTTATCTTCACATAAATCTAATAAATCATCAAAAGACATATTTTTTTCTGTAAGTTCAGGAAATAATTTATATAATTTTTTAAGCCCTAGTCCTTTAATACCAGGAATTCCATCTGAATTATCTCCCATTAATAGTTTATATAGTAAAAAATTATGTGGTGTAACTTTAAATTTATCTTCTACTGTTTGTTTTACATAAAATTCTTTTTCTATTGGTCTATAAACTACAATATTTTCATCTACTAATTGTAAATAATCTTTATCACTAGATACTATAAAAGCTCTATCATCCGGTTTTGTAGGTAAAGTTTGGCTTAAATAAGCTATAATATCATCAGCTTCAACTTTATCTATTGATATAGTTCTTACAGGTAAGGTTTTTAAATATTGAATAATACGAGTTATTTGATCAACTTTTGATTGGTCTTCTTCTTCTATATTATCAAATACATCCCAATTAGTAACTCTATTAATGTTTCTATTTGATTTATATTCAGGAATTATATTTTTTCTATTATTAGAAGACCCAACACCATCAAATACTACATAAACTTGAGTTGGCTGGATTTGCTTGATTAAAAAACCTAATGAGCGAAAAAACCCACCTAATCCACCAACATGGGCACCATCAGGATTAACTGCTCTTATTGCACTAAAATTTCTAAAAAATAAATTTAATCCATCTATTAACATATACCTTTCGGAAGTTGGAGTAAATTCTCCTTTTTCTTCAATACTATCAAGGAGACTTATAAGACTTTTTTTCATATAACTTTTATTCTGGTTCGTTGACAAATGATTCAACTTGTGAAGTATCAGAGTTTTCTTCGATTATATTAAAATCTCCTCCTCCTAATACTTTTTTCCATTCTTCTTTTTGAGATTCTTTATAACTTTTTAAATCCTTATCATTATCTAAAATAAATCCATGAGGTGTCATAACAATTTTTCCTCTAGATTGTATTCCATTAATATGATTTTTATCAATTTGAAGATTTGTTCGTTTAGCAAATTCTACTTGTTTACCATCTTTAATAGCTTTTAATTTTGAAGTACCAGAGTCTGCAATATTCCCAAATGTTACTACAAATGTAGCATCAAACCACATTGCAAATCCTCCTTTATTCATTAATTTAGGCTGTCCCATAGGTACAACAGGTTTAGCTGCCCAAACTTTATTAACACAAACTAAAGTATTCGTATATTTTGAACTTTCTTTACGAGATAATGTAATACGCTGATTAACATTATTTCCAAATTGAGTTGACATAGCACCTGCATTCCATTCGTTATTATTTTTATTAGACTTAACAGACATTTCACAAGGAACTGAACCGATAGAATCCCATAAAAACATTAAGTCATATGGTAAATTACCTTTTTTCTGTTCATCCATTAAATCTAAAATAAATGCAGCAACATCTTCTATTGTGTTAATAGACTCTCTATCAACATAAATAAATTGACCTTCATAGTCAATTAATTCACCTGTTTCTTCATCAAATATTTCAGTAACATCAAATCCCATCATTTTAGCATGTTCCCAAGACCATTTCATCTCTGTAATGATAAAAACAGGAAGTATACCACGTTTTTGGGCAGCAACTGCTGCCTCAAGTAACGCGGTAGTTTTTCCTGTATCTGAATGTCCTCTAAGTAATGAAATATGACCTAAAGGTATTCCTGGTACTGATGTAACTTCTTGAAATGCTGGGGAAAGAGGAACCCAATCTTGAGCTTTAAATTTAACATTAGATGCTAAACCTTTTTTATTTTTAAAGTTGTTTAAATTAAAACTAGATTTTAATTCCTTATCTACTGCTTCAGACAGTGATTTTCTTTTTCTTGGCATATAATTTTAAGTTTAAAATGGCATATCGTCGTCAAACATCTCATCAAATTTATCTACTTTTGATTTTTTCTCTTTAGTAGATAAACTGTAGTTTGATTCGGTTTTTTCATCATCAAATCCCACTGCTGGTTCTGAAGTGATTTCTCCTTCTTCATCTTCAGGAGCTAACCATTCTTGAAGAGCTGCCTTAATATCATCAAATGGAAGAGGTTTGTAGGTCTCTTTAGGGTTTTGTTGATCATCTAACCAGGTTTCAACAGAATTCTTATCATTTGATAATTGAGTTTGCTTCATAGAAGGTGAAATAGTAGTTCTATTATAAGGAGTACCTGTAGTGTCAGGTCCTACAGTAGTTAACTTAATGTCTCTACCATTCATAATGTCAGTAAAATCACCAACTTCTTCATCAGCAGCCATTTGTAAAAATGCTTCGTAAATTTCTTTACCAAACTCCCACATTTGAACTCCTTCTGCTTCTTCACCTCTAACAATTACAGGAGCAAAGATACGTGTTTTAGGATCTAACTTTTTAGCTAAACGCCAATTTTCTTTGTCATTTGTTCCTCTTAACTGCTTTGCAAATTCAGCAATAGGATCTTTTTCTCCCCAATTTAATGGTGAAGCAATAACCTTTCTACTACCAATACCATAGTAAAATTTCATTTCAGTAAATGGATAGTCTTTATTATACTTAAAAGGTACAACTCTAACTGTTTGTTTACCTACAGAGGGTTTAAATCTTCGACTTTTGGGATAATTGTTGCCACCATTATTAGTGGTCTTTTGCATTGATTCTAACTTCTTTTTGATAGCATCTAAATTCATATAACTTAATTTTTAATAATAACGGTTTTAATATAATAACTTTTCTTCAGTAATCCAAACTATAGTTCAACTATTTTATGGATTTTTGTATTTAATTGCTTTATTTCATTATGCTGGGTAAGTAAAATACAATTTTTATAATGTTGCCAATTAATTGGGAATTTTGTATCTACTACCCCATTATTTAGTCTTTTAATTAACTCATTTAAAGCATTAATTGTATATAAGGTATTTGATTCTTTTTTTCTATGGACTAAAATAGTACTTTCAGGTATATTATTTACATTAGCTTGATCTACATTATAAGTTACAACATACTCATCATTACTTTTAATATGTAAAACAAACATTTTATCATACATTATAACATAACGACTAGACAATTCTTCAATTAGATTATCTAAATCATTTAAAGTAGTAAAAGTACAAAATAATCTATTATTCATCAACGTAAAATCAACATCACTATCAAAGTCATATATATTATACGTATGAGAAATTGTGTTTAAAGTATTAGGCATAATTGGGGGTGGTAAAATCGTAATTTTTACCTTTTTTAGTTTTAGTTTGTAGGTTTTTGTTTTTAAATATCTGTTTTATTTCATCTAAAATTTCTTTTTCATTGTTGTCAACGTCAAATAAAAACGAATCATAAACATAAAGCACGAGTTTAGTATTCTTCCCTCGTAAGAGCTTAAATATGTCCCATAATATAATAACATTGTTTGCAGTCTCCAAGTTTTGTAGTAAATAATTTAAAAGTTTTTGTGGATTCATGTTATCTAGCTTATTCTTTTTAAATCTATACTTAGATATAGGACATTCTATATATCCTTCTTTTTGAAACTTTTCCCATAATTCATTTGTATATACTTTTACTTTTTTAAAAAATTCTAATTCTTCATATTCCTTCCAAATACCCCCATAAATCTGTTTAAACGTAATTTCCTTAGCTTTTTTATAATCCACTTTATACATTTCAGCAAAACTAGCATGCACATCATCGGAGTCGAAACTATAATGTAGTAAATTAGCAAGTAAAGTAGGATGGTAAGCACTAATGTCCATTTCGTAAAATAAATCATTGCGTGGTATAAAACATTTTCTTTCTCCATTGTCCTTATTTAATGCCGAAAAATTAATACCACCAAATGTATTAGATGGTCTTGTTGTCGTTGTATTTAAATTATATTTTGTGTGTACATAACCATCTACATCCTTATCAAAGTATTGTTCAAATAACGTTGTATCTACTTTAATACCCGTTCGTTCTAACATATTAAATACAATTGATGCTCTATTGTTATAAAAGGGATTTGAATCTTCTATACTAAATTCTTTATAGT